TAATGATTCCAATGGAAGCGGGTTTGTATTTCTTTCCTCTAGTCTTTGGTCGAATACTGGGGCTATTAATACTCTGCGCGTTTATTCTAAGGATAGCATTAACATCGCAGCAAACTCACACTTTGCACTTTACGGAATTAAGGGATAATTATGACTGTTACATATGAGGTTATATCTAGTGAAACTCTTGGCTCTGCTCAGAGCTCAGTCACTATCGGCTCAGGTGGAACTATCCCACAGACTTACACCGATCTAGTTCTAGTTTATGCTCCACTCGGTAGTACCAATACAGTTACTCACTCTATGAGAGTAAATGGAGATACTGCCAGCAATTACTCTTTAACAGGTATGCGTGGCGATGGTAGCTCTGGCACATCTTACAGAGCAAGCAACGCAACCTCTTGGACTATGTATCCCAACGATTATGACAACACAACAGTTCCCAATGTCATCACAGTAAACTTTCAGAATTACACAAACACGACATCATATAAGAACATACTGTGGCGAGCTGGTTTATCTGCATCGGGTTACGGTGTATCTGCTCAGGTTGGTCTATGGCGTAAAACTCCAGAAGGCATTACATCTATTACATTAACCAGCACAGGCAACTTTGCAATCGGCTCAACCTTCTCACTCTATGGAATAAAGGCGGAGTAATGGCAACTTATCAACTTATTGCTGCTTATGAAGTAGGAGCAGGTGGTCAATCTTCCATCACTATCGGCTCAGGTGGAACCATTCCTCAAACCTATACCGATTTGATTCTTAAATGTTCATTGAGAAACAATACTGGGATAAGCTATAACACAGTTAAGTTATCTTTTAACGGTTCACCTAGCGGATCATCATATTCTTTTAGAACTCTTTACACTATTGGAACCACAACGAGTTCCTATGGTGGAAGTTCTGGTTCTGAGATAGTGGCTGGTGGTTCTGTATCATCAGGAAATACTTCTAGCACATTCAGTAATGCAGAATTTTATATTCCAAATTATGCAGGTTCTACCAATAAATCTGTTTCTTGCGATAGCGTTACTGAAGCAAATTCATCAACAAATGGTAATATCTTTAACAATCTTACTGCTGGTTTATTTGCAAATACTTCTCCGATTACTTCTATAGTTTTAACTTCTGACGCATCATCATTCGTTCAATACTCAACCGCCTACCTATATGGAGTCAAAAATGCCTAATCCAACAAGAATAGAAATCAACTGCGAAACAGGCGAAGTCCTTGAGATTGAGCTAACCGATGCAGAAGTAGCACAACTTGAAGCTGACCGTATAGCTCACGAAGCACAGAAGGCTGAGGAAGCTACCAACGCGGCTCTACGCGCAGAGCAGAAGGCTGGGCTCCTTGCTCGTCTAGGCATTACCGCAGAAGAAGCAGAGCTACTACTGGGATGAAGCCAGTTCTTTGCAAAGCAGGGCAACAGTTAAGGGAACAATTCGATGATACCTTCCCTGATAGAGATCGCACTTCCGATGGATGGATTGGCGACACACGCCATTCAGCGCGCCCTAGCGACCACAATCCTGATGCAAAAACAGGGGTGGTTAGAGCAATCGATGTGGATAGAGATGTGTCTGGTTCAGCCAAGCCCGACCTCATGCCCGATATTGCTGATCAGATTCGACTCTATGCCAAGGCAGACAAAAGCAAGCGCATCGCCTACATCATCTTCAATCATAAAATCGCAAGCCCTCGGATGGGATGGCGTTGGAGAAAGTATTCTGGAATCAATCCGCATACTAAGCATCTGCACATTTCTTTCACTAAAGCGGGCGATACAGACGGTTCGTTCTTTAATATTCCGATGCTAGGGGGAGAATAAATGGAAGCAGTAATTATTGGAGCACTTGGACTAATGGCTATCCCAGCTATTCGTGCCGCTATCAAGTCCTACCGATCTAAGAAGGCTCTCGCTGATGTAGCCGTAGATGCCATCGAAGCGGCAGTAGATGCTATCGATAACAAGAAGTGAACCTTCAAGATTACGCTGCTATTGCAGTAGCAATAGTGACGGTTCTGGGTGGTGTAGCTGCTCTCCTGAGATTCGTGATTCTTCATTACCTAGCAGAACTTAAACCCAACTCAGGCTCAAGTATGCGTGACGAAGTCGCTTTAATTAATAATCGCCTAGTGCGTGTTGAAGCAATGCTGGAGCTACTAACTAAGGGAAAATAAAGCTATGGCAAGGAAACGACCAACCATCGACCTAGACACTTATAGTGCCTTAGATGCTTATGCGATAGCTCTAAATGAGTATTACAAGTCTTTGCGTAAAGCTGGCTTTACTGAAACTCACGCCTTCTGGTTGCTTTCGGATCGTGAATCCTTTCCTGATTGGATCATCCCTAACCTACCCAATCGCATCGACAATATCCCCTATGAAGATGATGAGGATGAATGAAGAAAATCTTGGTAATTCCAGATTTACAGATTCCCCTACACGATGAACATGTTGTAAGAAATGTAATCAAGTTTGCCAAGTCCTTTAAGGCTGACCAGACCGTGACCTTGGGTGACGAAATGGATATGACAGAGCTGGGGCGTTGGAGTGAGGGGAAAGCTGAGTGGTTTGCTCAGACCCTAGACGATAACCGCAACATGACTGTAGAGATTCTATGGGAGCTGGGCGTAACCGATGTAATCCGTAGCAACCATACGGACAGACTATATAACCAGATTAGCTCTAAGATTCCAGCCCTAGGCTCTTTGCCTGAGCTTCGCTTTGAGAAGTTCCTCAAGTTCGATGAGCTTGGCATCAAGTTCCACCGTGACGAGATGAACATAGCTCCTAACTGGATTGCCGTACATGGTGACCATACCCCTATCAAGCCACAAGGCGGGCTCTCAGCCCTTGAGGGGGCGCGTAGGCGGGGTAAGAATGTAATCTCAGGACATACTCACAGGTCAGGGCGTTCGAGCTTTACAGAGGCTTCTGGGGGGCGCGTAGGGCGTATCCTGCAAGGTGTCGAATGTGGGCACATCATGGACACACGCAAGGCGAGCTACACGCATGGGGTGATGAACTGGCAGCAATCGTTTGCGATCATGTATGTCCAAGATAAGAATGTTCAGGTTGACCTTATCCACATCGAAAAGGATGGCACATTTATCGTGTCTGGAAAGCGCTATGGCAGACCAAGGAATCGCTAATCCTTACTTTGAGGATGAGGATGTAGCACAAATTGTTATCAAACCGTTATCTAAATATCGTGGAGAAGTCACGCCCCTAGGGTAAATTAGCCCATGTAGTCAAAATCTGGCTACAAGAAAGGGCAACATGACAATAGCTCAATTGATTACGCTGGCAGTATGTGTGCTGGCTTTTGCACTAGGTCGCTATTCTGGCTATCACGATGGATATGTCAAGGGTCGCAAGGCAGTCCGTAAGCACTATGAATCACTCCAGCAGGTTAGTCGATGAACGCGGGTGATTTCCTCACAGAAGCGAAAGCAATCATTCAAGATCGTGGTATGGACTACGGTCACCCATCAGACAATATGCAAAGAACTGCCGCACTCTGGAGTTCATTCCTCGAAATGCCAATTACTGATTATCAGGTCGCAAGTTGTATGGCATTGGTCAAGCTCGCAAGAAGCATGGAAACAGGAAAGGTCGATAACTACATCGACGGAGCCGCTTACATGGCTATAGCTGGACAACTACACACACAGGAGAATGACCTTTATGTTTAAGTGGGATGAATTAGAAGCATTGAAAGAAGCGGCACTTGCCCGAGATGCTTACCAAGAAGTAATCGTGTATCAGAATGAGCAGATTCTAAGAGAGCTCAAATCGATGGGCTGGAAGCTCAAGGAAGCGAATGAGAAGAATGGGATTTAACTTAGATGATTACGAAACGGTTGAGGAAAGACTCATCAAGTTCTGGAAAGAACATCCAGACGGTCGCATCGTTACTAGCATGCTCTCTGGATCGGGCTCGCAGTTTATCGTTAGGGCTGAACTGTATAAGAACGGAAGCGACCCTGTATGGGCTACTGGACTTGCCGAGGAAACAGTTCAAGGTCGCGGAGTTAATAGCACAAGTGCGCTTGAGAATTGTGAAACATCTGCTATCGGTCGCGCTTTGGCTAACGCTGGATATGCGACAAAGGGCAAGAGAGCAAGTCGGGAAGAAATGAGCAAGGTTGCAGTAAAGGCGAACACAGAAGCCGTAATTGCTGAAACCAAAGCTCGCCTAGCTGAAACGGCTAAGGAATATGTGCCTATTGCTAAGGAAGATGATCCATGGACTATCAGAGAAGCTCAGCCAGCTAGCACGGTGGATGAAGCGGTTAAGATGGTAAAGGACATCATCGGTGGTCAGACTGAGCGGGATATTCCTAATTGTAAGTGCGGCAAGCCGATGTCATGGCGTACAGGTCAAGGCAAGAACAATAAGCCTTGGGGTCACTTTGCTTGCACGAATGTTCCATCGCGTAAATGCATGGAGCCTATCTGGTATGAAGTAGGCGCTGATGGCGCATGGAAACCTCAAGAGAAGAAGTGGTGATATGGGTACATTAGAGTTTATGAATCAGGATGGTGAGTGGGAGAAGTTCCCATCTGATGAGGAGATTGCAATCATGAGAACCATGATGAACACAGTCGGGTCAATCCCGCCTATCCATCCAGAGATTACAACCATCTGCCATCTATGTAATGAGCCCTTCCCTATGGAAGATATTGTCGTTACAGGTGGTGACATTCTCAATGGCTACACATGGAGCTGCCCTAAGTGCCATGCCATTACAAGTCTAGGTAAAGCGTAATGACTCGCCACCGCAAGGATCGTGGGCTAAGGACTGAAAGGGTCGTAGCTGACTACTTGCGCCAATGGTGGCAGTTCGCTAATGTCGGGCGTGGGGCTGGCAAGGATATTCTCAATGTTCCTTTCGATGTTGAGATAAAGGCACGATCATCCTTCCAGCCTCTCGAGTGGTTGCGCCAAGCTACCAAGCGGGCGGATGGCAAAGAGCTACCGTTCGTGGTGAGCCGTATGAATGGGCAAGGTGAATCGGCGGAGAATTACCTAGCTTTCATGCGGTTTGGTGACTTGGTGCAACTACTTATTAAAGCTGGTTACGCTGAATTCCAAGCTGATACTGATAAACTTATCCCTATCTACTGCGTTTGCGGTAATACGATTATGGAAGGTTCATCATGTCCGATATGCGAGAAGCTCGATAATGCCAAGCTATGAATTTCAATGCCGTAATGACGATTGTGAGTCAACGGCGATACTAGATCATGTGCTGGCTATTCATGAGCCACATGATGTGGACTGCCCTTTCTGCCATGAGCCTATGAATAAAGTGTATTCAAGCGTTCCAGCGGCTATCTTCAAGGGCACAGGATTCTATTCAACTGATAACAGATAAGTTATCCACAAACTCACAAAGTTATCCACACCCTGTGGATTGGAGTAAGCTATGAAACGACACGCCGTTCTGAGCGGGGCTTTTACAAATGAGCTTGACACGCATGGTACTCTCACGGCTAGAGCCCATCAAGGGCTCAGAGCAAGCCTGAAAGGCGTAGCTTGCTCGGTAGCCATCGCTATTGGGATAGCTCTATCTATCGGAGCTTCGCCCGCAGATTCAGCGCCAATCAAGACCATAGATCCAAAGACTTATATACGATTCAACTATGATGATAAGCAAGCATTATGTCTAATTAGATTATATGGAAAAGAATCAGCATTTAATCCAAGAGCTATAGGTAATTTAGATTCACCTACTAAGAGCTATGTATATGGGATACCGCAGCTAAAGAACCCAATCATTCAACACTTATCAGCCTTAGAGCAGATAGACTATGGGATGAAGTATGTGGCTCATCGTCACGGAACACCATGCAAAGCATGGGCTCATTGGCTTAAGAAGGGTTGGCATTAATGATTGACGATAAGGGCATGTTGATAGAGTTCATTACCAAGTATGCGCATCATGGCGCACATTGGTTAGCAGAAGAATCAGGGCAGAAGTACTCAACCATAGTCAACCTAGCCCATAGACACAGGATAAGCCTTAAGACTAAGAACGATAATAGAGGCCGTAAGCTTAAACCTGTAGTCATGCCACCTAACAGAGCAACCAAGCTAGATAGCGATCATCCTATTGTAATAGCTATATGGGAAAGAAGGACATTTGTGGGTAAACAAGTATTAGGCACAAGCCAATGGAAGAAGCAAAGGCAACGCGTACTCAAGCGTGACAATTACATATGCCAGTACTGTGGTCAGGATGCAACAGAGGTAGATCATGTGATACCACGCACCAAAGGCGGCGGGCACGATATGGAG